CCCATCTCAGCGAATGACATAAACGCTGGGTATTGCAATTCAGGTAGGCTGATTAACCCAGGCACCTTAAGTAAAGTGTTATATAAGCGATCAGTATGATTACTGCGGATAATATGACACTCTCGGCTGTACTCACTGAGATCCCACAATATCGACTTAGTAAGTTCCCGATCATCGTGAATGGTTTGCCTATAAGCCAAAGGTGTGCCTTCAGCCCATTTGCTAATTGTGTTAAAGTCAATTTCATCGCCAACCACCAATACTGAGTCAAACTTTTCCCGCCTTGCTAACTTGATAACATTCTTTACAGCTACCTCGTGATGGAATGGTACCTGCAGATCGCTGATTACCAGGTAGCGCTTAATCGTCTTCCTCATCAGGAGTAGGGATAATTGGGATAATTCCCTTGTCGCCTACAATCCAGTCAGGCATTGACTCTGGGCTATCCATTAGATACAGCGCAACAGATTCACTAAACCCTGCTTTGCGTGCAGCTTTGAACATCTCGTGCTTGGCAATATAAAACACTTCTAACTTAGATAAAGGGTCAGGTGATTTACGCACCTTGCGCCTGTTAATTTTTCTACGCTTACGTGTAGTTGCCATAGTTAAAATTATCGTTTACTGATTAATACAAAGAGATCATCGACACGCTGTTCTAGCCGAGTTAATTGATCCTTCATACTAGAGCCACCATTAGGGCGTAACTCATTAAGCCAGCCTTTAACTAGAAAACGTAATCCGACTAGCCCGCCTGATAGCACGGCGATAACGCCAGAAAAAAACCCAACCCACTCTGTAGGTGTCATGCTTCATTAGCACCGATGCCATAAGCACTGTCGGATTTATCTAGAGCCCTAGCTGCTGGACCTGCTAAAGCTGCAACAACTACAGACACTGCAGGTTCTAAACCTAATTCATTACTTGCTAAAAATGTTAATAGCGATACAAGCACACCTCTAAAGTATGATTTTAGTATTGCTTTTTGTTTTTTGCTTATCTTCATATTTTGCCCCCTAGTAATGGGATGTCGAATGGTTTGCCATCGAGATCGCCTAGTTTTGTAAAGCTACAATGCAAATGTTTTTTATGCGGGTTTATGCCTTTATATTTTCTCCAGCGCCAATTTAATATCTTCGAGCATATTCGCTCGTTATAGATGACGTATGATATGCGTGGATCCGACTTGGCTGCGACTCTGATCTGGTCAGCCAGATAAGGTGCGAGGCTGTCGGATGACTCCAACCTAGAATCAATATCAACTGCTCTAACCCAGATCCCGTCTGGATTATGATCCGATTTTCTGGCGGAGTGACGGCTATCGCCCAACCACCCATCACTGGCAGTACGCCTATCTGGAAACCACGTATCAACTTGATCTCTTAACTGCACACCAGCTGCACATAATTTAGGATTCATTATGCTGCAGGTTTACCTAGTGTTAGCCCTTCGGGAATTGGTTGAGAGTATTCCCATTTAAGAATATAAGCACCAACGCCATCTGAATCATCTCGCAAGTTGATAACACCTGTAATTGGGTAAAAGTCTTCATTTGTTAATTCAGGATAAGCCTCTGTAATTTTTTCCCATAGTTCCATAATCATGCCCCTAAATAAGTCATATTGAAAAATGAATTGCCATTTCCGCTAATTGCGTTCAAACTACCGCCAGAATCTTGATACATAAATAACTGGAAATAATCAGTTGCAACCGCTGCAACAGTTTTATTAAATACCATAACAGGATAAGCGCTTGCCCCTTGATTGTTGATAATATACTCAATAACAACAGTTCCATTTTTCTTTAAAGTAGCGGCTCTAATTCCCGTTGCATTTTGTCCAAAAGTTGCTTGCGCTGTAATTAAAAAATAACCAACTTCTGTGGTATTGGCAATGCTTTGGTTTGCTGATTTGTAAAGTGAAACGCCTGAAAAAGTTGCACCGCCTGCAGGGGTTGCCCAAGATGGCACGCCACCTGCAACAGTCAAAACCTGACCAGTTGAACCAATACCTAATCTTGCTGGCGTTGATCCGCTTGATGAATAAATTGTGTCGCCAGTGGTTGTCATTGGGTTAGTCATACCTGTTGTATCTAGGTTTGCCCAAGCACTGCCAGTGTAATATGTGGTTACGTTTGTATCTTTAAGATATGCAAAATTGCCTTCTTGTGGTGATGTTACAGCTGCATCTCTAGCGGCGGCATTGGCAAAAACCCAGACACCTTGCATCAAGTAGCCATCAACATCGGCAGCGGTTAATACCTCGCCTGTAACAAAGTCCTTAAATCCTAATCCAGCGGCCATTATTTCTCCTTAGTAACTAAGCACATTATAGTCTAAAGTGCCGTATATATTGTTATTTAGAATCAGTGCATCGATGACTGGTTCAAGGGTCGTAAAGAAGACCCTAAAGCTGTTGGGTGTGATGGTGGTAGCTACTCCAAAAATCTGCAAAGTGTTGTCCAGGGTAGATCCGCCTGGTTGAGTAGTAACAATTCTGATTGGATCAAAGAAGTCTAACTCTAAGGCTGCGATAATGCCTGAGTTGTAATTGTCTGTATATAAATCCAATTCGATGCCATCGCATCTGACCTGTGTCTCGGCACGGCTTGCGACATAAGCCTGAGCATAATCTAGGGCTACAGCATCGGTTTGCATTAGCAGGTCTTGTAGGTTATAGCTGTGAATAAAATACTTGTCAATAGATGCCTGGTTAATGGCTGTCTGTGGTGAGCCACCTGATCGGCTGATTTGGGCTGAGTTAAAAATCAGGTCATCATCTAGTTTCCAGTTGGCGTTAGCGTATGGGATACCAGTGCCATCATCATTAAAGGTAGTTACAGTGCCACCAATTGACCCTGCAGTTACTGCTCGATCTTGGAATACAAACTCACCATCGGTATTAACATATAGAGCGCCATACTCCGATGTAGCTACAGTCTGCATAGCATCTAGAGAAGTACGTGCAGTGCCTGGATCTGCCTGCATAGTGGTCAAACCTGCATCAACATCACGCATAGTCGCTGGCCAGTCAATCTGATCTAATATCTGGTTAATTCTTGTGCCTGATAAATTGCCAGCACTAGCACCTGTTACTGTAGATATTTGTGCATTCTGGGCAAGCCTGAACGCATCTACAGCTTGTATAGTCGTATAAGCAACTTCTGTAGCATCTTTAGGCTGAGTGTTTACGTAGCTTGTAATAAAGCCAGAAAATAAAGAATAGGTAGTAGCACCATAAGTAGCTGAAATCTGTACCTTCTTCATTGGTGTCAGCAATTCGTAATATGGCCCTGAAGGGTTGGTCGGGTTAAAATCTCCATTTTGATCTACTATACGCAAAGTGAGTGAGCCAGTTTGAAATTGATCTACTAGGGCGTTACGGCCTCGGCTAGTTTGTATGTAGTTAATTTGATCTGATACATCTACCACTATAGCTGCGCCATCTGACAATATGTTTACGTCTAATATGCCAGTGCCTAAGATCATAGCCTGGGCAAAACTAGGCCCAGTTGAGAAGTTAATTACAGCATTGATCGTTGGTACGGCCATTAGTTAAGAGATCCTGCTGGCAGTAGTTTGTTGCCTGACTTTAATAACTGCAATACGTTTTGCTGGATAACGGCCTCTAGTTGCTGATCTGTAACTATAGTGCCAGCATTTACGGTTACACCTACGCTTGGCGTTGCTGTTGCGGTAGCGGTAGCTTGTTGATTAGTGGCTCCCTGTGGCACTGTATAACTACTTCGAGCATTTTCCATTGGTGCAATTTGATTACGGCCCCTAGCGGTCATTTCACCTAAAGCATTAAATAATGCTGGGCCAAAATTATTTAAAGCGTTAGTTGCTGTGCCTGTGGCTGCCGCTAATGCATCTAAAGAGGTTTTAGCGTTTAACTCTGCATTTATTTTCTTTGCCAAAGCTTCGTTATTATCTAGAATTGCTAATTGCGCTCTAATGCGTAATTTGGTTTCTTCATCGGTTGCCTGATTAAGTGCCAAAGTTAAGTTAATACGTTCTACGTTAAACTTTTCTTGTAATTTATCTACTTCTGATTTGGCCTTTAGTTTAGCCAATTCATCGGCTCTGGCTTTATTGGTATCTCTAATTATTTTGTTTTCCAGGCGTAATTGCTGGACATAAACACGGCTAGCTGATCTTGGCTCTAAATTGGCTTTAGTTCCCGCCTTGCTTTTTGTTTCTTCCTCGGCCAGTTTACCTAGTAAACCAAATATATTTGTACCAAATAAAATATCGGTTGCCTTTTTTGCACCTGGTATTTTTTGTAATTCAGCAATTAAAACACCCACACCAGTAATTGCATCGCCAGTGGCTTTGCCAAAGTTTTCCATTTTTGCTGTAGTGTCTTCGATGCTGGTGTCTTTACTTAACGCATCAAGCGCACCTAAAATACCCCGACCAATTTCTTCTTTAACGTTCTCAGATGCAACTTTCAATAAATCCATTTTGCCAGCATAGGTGGCTAATCTAGCTGCGGATTGCCCAGCAAACTTTTGGTTAAGTTCGCCCATAATCTTATCCATATCACCAGTTTTAATTATGGCTTTGCTTAATCCTGCGCCTAATCTAGATAATGATGTGGTTTGACCTGAATAACCTTTAGATATTGCGGCAGTTACCTCAGATAAAGATTTACCAGTAGCCGCACTAACATTTAATGCAGTAGATAGTGCTTCTTGGCTTTTAGTAATTGAACCAGTAACAGTTAATAATTGTTGAAATGCTGGGCGCAATTCATCATCTAAAACGCCAGTAGTTCTTTGGAGATTGGATATATATTTTTCAACTCCTGGAGCACTGAATTGGTAGCCAGTATTTTTTAATTGTTGCTCCAAGGCTTTGGCTGCTTTTTCATCGGCTGCAAATGCTGCTACGGCTTTTTTACTATAGTTAATTAAAGATGCCGCGCCAAATGTAACGCCAAAGGTTCTGCCTAATTTCTTAACTTGTTTATCAAATGCTGATATTTCTTTTTTGCCCCTAGCAAGTGCTTTACCATTAAAGGTTGCGGTTGCTGCTACAAATATATTGGCCATTACGCTGCCTTCTTACTTCTAATTTCGGTTTTTCTGTTAAACTCCACAGCTGAATTATCTATAGCTTTTAATATGGCCTCGTATATTTTTAAACTGTCTTGCGCCCAAGCCTTGTAAATTAAACGGCCCTTAGTTTTTCGGTTGCCGCCACGAATGCCAGGTATTTTAGGTTGAGATGTTACTGGTTCTAATGCGGCTATAAATTGTTGGCTAGCAAATGGGTTATTAGATTTATATTCTTCAAATGCTTTACTGCGGGCAGATCGCTTAGTGTATTGACCGCTTGCGCCTTGCGATGCTCTCATCTCAAATGGTGCTCTACCTTGTGGGTTTAAACGGCCAGCAGTTTCATAAATAGATCCAGGTCTGCTTACGTTGTAAACATAATTGCTTACTTTAAATCCATTTCTTAATGTTTTGTTTTCTCCAGGATTGTAACCAATACCTGCTAATACTGCGCCAGCATCATATTTGGGAAATGGTCTATAAGATACATCGCTAGACATTGGCTTAGACCAACCAGATAAAACTGCATTATTGCTTGGTACAAATCCTTTGGCTTTGGTTGCCACACCACGCATTAAAGGATCTATAGCGACCCTAATGCGGGTGCGCATATCTTCATCAATAAAACTTAATCCCGCTAAGACATCTTTAACGCCTACGACCTCTACTGGCATTTCTGATCTCCTTAGCTCTATCGGTTAGGACTTGTATAATTGCTCTATACATATCCGTATCCATATTTAAAAACTCGCTAGGCGGTATCCCAGTCTCTACGCTCAACTGTGCGATGCTGTAAAGTATTGAAGACCGCTCTATTATTTTTTTTCTTCGTCTAATACCTCAACGGTTTCAAGCGTATCGATGAATTCGCTGCCCCATAAAGGTATTTGTGCGCCAGCCCTGCGCAAGCATTCATAAGCAAGCCAGAATATTTCTGTTTGCCTTTCGTGCTCACGCAAGACTTTGCTAATACCTGATCCATACTTCAATTCGAAAGCGTACTCGACACCTGGAGTTATCTTGTGATCGGATACTTCTCCATTAGCCCTTGTTATCTTTAGCTTTGCCATTATTACTCCTTAATTAGAATGCCACCGATGGGGACACTGTTACTGCGGAGTTTATAGTAAATGTAACAGATGAGGTAGCGATTTCAGCCACGCCGCCTTGACCCACTGGAGTTAGGTTATTTACCAAGATTGAGAATTGGTAAGATGGGTTCGCTGCTGATACTACTGTGCCTTTAACTGTAATCATTGATACAGAGATTGTTTGACCAAAGCAGTCATTCAAAGTTTGCATTACCTGAGCAGATGCCCAGTCATTAATAAAGTCAAGTGTTAAAGTGCCAGATTGTAAACCTGCCACAAACTTGTGGGCTGTGTCGC